TTTACTTGATTATTCATTTTTTACTACTATAATTAATATATGTACGTATCTCATGAAAGCCCTATATCTTTTTTAGAGGAATCGCGCAAGTATAATGATTATGATTATGCTTTGGTTCATCTATTTGAAACTCACCCTGAATATTATCAGTTCTTTAAAGATTCTATTAATCTTGGTCGCCAAGTATTATTAGATAATAGTATATTCGAGCTTGGAGAGTCTTTTGATTCAGAAAAATTTGCTAAATATGCTAACGAATTAAAACCAAGCTTTTATATCGTACCTGACGTTTTAGAAGATGGGTATGCTACAATTAAAGGCTTTTCAGAATTTACTACGAAATACCCAGACTTACCAGGTTTAAAGATCGGAGCCGTTCAAGGTAAAACGTATGATGAAATTGTCGATTGTTATAGGTATATGTCAGATTATGCTGATTATATAGCAATTAGTTTTGACTTTAGTTACTACCTTGTAAATGGAATTGGTAAAACGAAACTAGAGAGATGGTGTGATGGTCGTCGTCGATTAATTAATCAACTAAAAGTTGATGGAATCTGGAATAATAATAAACCTCATCACCTTTTAGGTTGTTCATTAGCTAAGGAATTTAAAAGTTATGTTGGTGATAGAAGCATTAGATCTGTAGATACTTCTAATCCGGTGGTTGCAGGTATTAAGGAACTTAGATATAATGGTGATCTAGGGTTAAACGATAAGCCTTCTATTATGTTAGCTGATTTAATTGATCATAAAGTTACAGATAGTGAGAAAGAAGATATTTTATATAACGTTGAAAAATTTAAAGATATAATTAGATATGGTTATTAGTTTTACAGGAGCTCAAAGTACGGGTAAATCTACTTTGCTTACTAAAATGCAAACTGATGAAAGATTTCGTAAGTTTAATTTTGTACCGGAAATAACTAGAAGTTTAAAAAAGAAATATAATCTAGATATAAATGAAGATGGAGATGAGTTTACTCAATTAATTACTGTTAATAGTCATTTATATAATTATTTTGATCATAAAGGTAAGGATGTGGTATTAGATAGATGTATATTAGATGGTTTAATATATACAATGTATCAATATCAAAAGAAAAAAATACCTATTGAGATGTATAATTATACAGAGTATTTGTTTAAGAAACTCATAGGTAATATCGATATTATACTTTATACAGAACCTGATATACCCTTAGTAGATGATGGTGAGAGAAGCGTTAATAAAGAGTTTCGTGATACTATCATTAATCTATTTGAAGAGGCAATTGATCATTTTAAAATAGATGTAATAAGGTTAAGTGGTACAGTTGATAATCGTATGAAAACAATTTATAATATAGTAGATAATTATGGCAAATAACGAATTAGATAATAGTAGAATTAGTAAGCATTTAGGTCAAACGTCTCAATATAAGAGTACGTATGATTCTGATTTGCTTGTAAGAGAACCTCGAAGTAATAATCGAGAATATTTAAATATATTCGATGATGACTTACCTTTTGTAGGTTCAGATACATGGAATGCATATGAATGTTCATTCCTTCTTAATAATGGGGCTCCTGTAACTGGGGTTGTAAAATGTATATATCCTTGCTCAAGTAAGTATATAGTTGAAAGTAAAAGTATTAAGTTATATTTTAACTCCTATAATATGACTATGATGGGTTATAATAAAGATGATGCTATATATAGTTTTGAAGAAGATGCTAGTGTAGATTTAAGTGAATTATTAGAAACTAAAGTTGTAGTTAAGTTTCAAGCCGGTGATCGAGTTAATAAGAAATTTGATAGCCCTAATAGTGAATGGGAGATCGATGATTATTTAAATGTTGATTTATTAGAAGATGAGAAAGATTATCAATACAATCAATATACTGAAGACCCTAGTCTATTAGAAGGTGTTTCTCGTACGAGAGATTTAGAACAAAAGTTCTATTCTGGTCTATTAAAAAGTAATTGTCGTGTAACTTCTCAACCAGATTGGGGTGATGTTTTTATCTATATTAAATCAAAGACTGCAATTGATGCTCATAGTATTAAAAAGTACGTTATATCATATAGAGATGAATGTCATTTTCATGAGGAGATATGTGAGTGTTTTTATAAGAGATTAAAAGATGCTTTTGATCCTTCTGAACTATTGGTAATGTGTTTATATGCTCGTAGAGGTGGTATTGATATTAACCCTGTAAGAGCTTCAAGTCAAGATCTTATCGAAAAGTATGCTGCTAATCTAATTGATCCTGAAGCAGTTCATATTAAAACGTCAAAGCAATAATGGATACTTATATTGTATGGGGTGTAGTAGTATGCATAGCATTCTATGTATATTACATATCGTTTCACGGTTAACAAAAAAGAGACCTAGCTCAAAAAATGAACTAGGTCTCAAGATTGTATCTGTTACCAGATAGCGGATTAATCCGCGTTTAATTCGGCTTAGAAGTAAACACTCTGCGTAGCAGGGGTGAATGCTTTTCCGAGTCCGGTTACAACGATAACGTGATAGTAGAGATTTGCTCCGAAGATATTGTCTACGACACCATAACGTGTTAGCAAGCCAACACGAGGCGCGAAGTCATTAGGACCAATTGTTCTCTGAACCATAACTGGGATGTATGGGCAATAGATAAGACCAGTGTCATAAAACTCTGGACCCTTATAACCAAGAAGTGCGTATTCAACAGTATCATTGATCGCGCCAGAAAGGTCATTCTTAACATGTTGACCTTCTGTACGTGTGTCACGATAAACGTTGAAACGTCCACCAAGATTACCAATCTTTGCAACACCTACAGGTTGTGTATTAACAGAACCTTGTACTGGTGCCCATTGGAATTCAGGAAGCATTTCAAGAATTGCAGCAACACGTGGAGTACAAACAATAAAGTTTGCAGCACCTCTACGGTTACGAACAGCAATGCGATTTGCTTCGATGATTAATCTTTGGTAGAAATCACGGTTACGCTCTACTAACCAACGGCCATCAGCGGACTGTGGAGCCCAGACTGAGAAGCCATCACCTTTACCAGCATTAAGAGAAACTTGAATCATTCTCATGAGCATTTCACGGTCGATTTCGGCCTGAATTTCATACGACATAGCGTTTGTTAATTCAGTATCGATATCGATACCATTCATGTTCTTGAGATCTTGTTCAAGCTCTACTGACCAACGTGCGCCTAGGCGACGTGTACCAGCTTCAACTGCAGTCTTCTCAAAGGATACTTCCATAGTTGGAATATCACCTGTAAGCTCGAAGTTTTGAAGGAGTCTTGCGACACCTCTGTCAGCTTCGGAGAATGCACCGAACTCTGAATCTCCGTTACCACTTAAGTAGATGGCGGAAGTACCAGTATAGGATGTGTATAGCTCTTGATATCCAGCTTCACGACCCGATGGCGGGTTTGTTTGTACAGTACCAGGAACGTTAGCTGTTGGAGCGGTATTGTTGTCAATACCGTTACCAAGAACTTGGCCTGAATACTTATAACGAAGTGCGAAAGCAAGACCAACTGGTCCTGCCATAGGCTGGACACCTACGATTTCATTTGTAATTAACTCGGGAAAAGTACGTCTAATCATTGGAATCAAGATTTTTGGAAGACGAGCATCGCCTGTAGCGTAGCTGTCAGTACCTGGTGTACCGGAAGCGTTGCCGCCAACTCCGATAGAAGCACCACCACCGAAAGCACCGCCGTTACCAGCTGTGTTACCCTCTTCGATACACCATGTTTCTTGATTTTCAAGAAGCATTGCTGTATTCAAACGAGTGTGACTGTCTTCAATAGCTGCAACGCTCTTAGAAGTGTAGTCCAGAACTGGAGCCCACTTTTCTAAAAGAGCAGAAGCTCTTGATTCATCAATATATGCCTGTGAAGGTTTAATTGTATTCATAATAGATTTTTTCCTTTAATATCGACCCCAAGGTTTTTACGTAAACCAGGAAACTCAGGAAATGCCTAAACAATATAGGAATTCTTAATACTTTGAAAGCTCTTGAAGATATGGTGATTTTTGAGATACGCTTTCAACTGGTGCGCTCTCATGTATCACACGATCTACCTTTTCCGTATTACTGTAAGCCTCTTCTTTAAGAGTCTTGAGCCTGTTCTCTTCTTTCTTCTTGAAAAGCTTAACAGTATAGTCAAAGTTCTCAGAGATGAACTCTGAACCCTTACCGGTTAGTACCTTTTTGACATACTTTTTAGCTCTTTCATCGAGTTTCGCTGCTTTAGTTTCTAAAATAAACTCAGATTTAACTAAATCTAATTCTTCTTTTACTGCGGCGTTCTCTTTAAGAACAGACTCAAGCTTCTTTGAAGCTTCATTAATTTGATTATGACCATCTAAAACTGCATCTTTAACACTTGCTTTTTCAAGAGCGCTATCAACTGCAAGGTGTGATCTTAAATTTTCTAATACCTTTTTAGCTTTAGTATTCTTTACTGCTTCTTGAATACTGGTTGTAGGTATCTTTTCATCGATATAAACATCAATATAATCAGAAATACTTTCAACTAAGCTTTCTTGAAAACCAGCAGCTTCTTCTGTTAATACTGATTCGTACTTAGTAATAACTGCTTTAAGCTTATTAGCTCTATCAGCATCAACTGCTTCAACCACTGCGGTTAACTTCTTACTATGATCAGCATCGATATGTTCGACTAACTCTTCAAGCTTTTCTGAATATAATTCATCCTGATCGTTTAGTGCTTGTTCAACATGAAGCTCAACCTTATCATTGACCTTTTGTTCAAAAACGGTTTCAATTTCTGATAACACTTCATCATTAAGTGCACCACCGGTTGCTTCTTTTAGGATTTCTTTAATATTACTCATGGTTAAAAATTTTTATATTATTATTTATGATCTTTTGTTTGATTTTCTGGTCAATTACATCAGATAAATTATTGCTTGATTTTTGATAATCTCTTTTCATAACGTTATCAATAAATTTTTTAATGTCTGTTTTTACATCTATCATATTAATTATTTATAACGTTTTTAGGAATTTAATAATATTATCTTTTAAAAATTGATCTTTATTTTTTAAAGGCATAGTAGATATATTATTTTCAAAAGTATCATATGATTCTTCAAACTGTCCGTATTTATTTACTACGTATTGTTTACTTTCCAAGATGCCATTTACAAAAGCTTTTGGAAAAGATGGATCAGCTACACAATCAATTGCAACTAATTTAAAATCCTTAACTCTATTAACACCTTCAGAACCAGATTCAGGTATAAGTTGACCAAGAGCTCTTGAACTCATACCAACTCTTACACCATCATTAATAAGACTTCTTACGATTAAACCTGTAGGTGTAGATAAAACTTTACTCTTACCGTAAAATACGTTACCATCTTGGGACATTTCAGTTACTAAATGGCAAGCTCTTTCGAGATCAACGTCCGCTGTAGTTGGATGATTTAATTCGCCCATCGCTCTACCGGTCTTTACCATCATATTTTCATACCGTTTAGTTTCACGTTGCATTTCTTCTAATGGATATATTCTTTTATTACGATTAACACCTTCGGCCATCATATATGGACCTTTAATAAAGAAATTTTGCTTGTCTTTTGAATTACCCTCTTCGACGATATACTCGAATTCCTCCTTTGGAGCTGGGGTTTCTACTATAAGGTTTAAACTCATATTATTATTTATACTCTTTTGGTAACTTTTAAAGACTATATGTTAAGAGTCTTTAATTTGTAGGTTAGCTATAGATTTAAAATCACCATCTTCTGACATTATCATATATCTTACTTTAAGGTAAATTACATCGGTACTAGTATTAGATGACATATCACTAAATCCTCGTAGACAGAGATCTCTATTGCTACTAATTTGAGTAGTCGTATCTGGTCCTTGATTTCTATTGTACATCCAATCTCCGTTAATTATAGCAGTATTTCTCGGTAAAGCAGTTAAACTACGGAAGTTACCAGTATTCCCGCTATTGGCAAATGTACCTATTCCAAAAGCGGTTGCACCAGTACCTGCAGGCCATGGTATCCTAGTATCACCTCCTACGGAACTTTGAGATTTATAAACTTGTATTGAGACAGGTACTATATATTTGTTAGCACCCGGTGAAGTGACAAGTACAACAGGGTTTGAATATTTATTAACTAGACCTGCTCCGGATAAAGCAAAAGTATCAATCCTCATATCTTCTACTATCTTACCAGCGCTACCAACACCTAAACTAAATGTAGCACCGTTTACTGAACCTTCTTTACCGAAGAAGTTACCAGCACCATAGGCACCCATTTTAACAAAAGCATTACCAGTAGAGGTACCATCATCAACAAATAAATTACCACTACCTACATTTAACCTACCACTTTTAATTATATCTCTAGCAGATATATCATCAGTTGATGTAAATTGTTCACCTATTAATTCACCAACAGTTAATTTACCACCCATATCTATATCGTGAGTATTAGAATTTACATTCAATGTAACAATACTATCACTTTGATTTGATAAATTAATCGCAGCATTACTACCAGTAGTTGATGTTAATCCATTATCATTTAGAGTTAAAGTATCAGTTTGTAGATTAAAGCTTTTTCCTAATATTGCAATATCACCACCTCCGGATGCGCCTTGGCTTGCTCGAATATCCAAGCTACCACCAGGACCAGACTTAATATTTAAATCTGTATTTTGTTCTGTTGATAAAGCAGAGGTAGTTAAACTACTGCTAGATATATTACCGCTTGCTGATAAATCTCCTGTTATACTAAACCCTGATAATTCAAAATTAATATCCATTGTAGTAGCAGAAAGTAATGTAGTGGCTAATATTGTATCAGCTTTTAACTCCCCATTTACATTTAAGTTCCCGTTCATCGTTCCTCCGTTTGCATATTGAACTGCATTGGAACCACCACCAGAATACATATCTGCAATTCTCCGCAAACCTCGTGCTTCATGCTGAATATTACTATTCAGCTCTTCTCGTAATTCAGTTTTAACAGCGTTTAATTCTGCAGCTTCAAACTTTTCCTTTAAAATAGTTTTATACTCTACAACTTCTTTGTTATTAACTGCAGCAAGTAACTCATTATATTCAGCATTCTTAGCCTCAGATATAAGTTTTACCTCTTTATTCAGTTCATTAAATTTTGAATTAACATGCTCAAGAACTGATTTAATTTTTTTATTCTGCTCGTTAATAGCTTTACTACTTGTAATATTTGTATCTCGTTTTAACGTTTTTAATTCATTTAACTCTTTTGCAAATTCATTAGAAAGATTATTAAAACTATCAGTAAATAATTGCTTATTTTGCTCAATTAATTTATCTGTATTGTTAGAAATTTTTTCATATAGTTCTTTACCTTTATTATCTATTGAACGTTTAACATCTTTCTTTGAGGACTGTTTAATACGTCTTTCTATTTCTGATTTAAAATCGTCATGTATACCTAAAACAGTCTCTCTCAACTTTTCAGTTTCATTAAACATGTTGTATTTATTTTCTGTCTCATTTAATGTAAAAAAGTTTTGCAACTTACCGTCCATTTCTTCATTAAAGTTCTTAATCTTATTTTCAAACTCTCCGTCAATAATATTAAGAAATTCCTTTTTCTTATCTTCAAACTCCTTAATACGATTTTCATAAATTGAGTTATACTTTTTTAACTTCTCATTTATTTTTTCATTTATTTTTTGCGTATTATAAGATGTTAAAGATTCAGCTATTACATTAACAACCGTATCCCCTTTATTAGAGTCTTCCACTGTTTCTCCAGAGATGTTATTTTCTTTAATAGTTTGTATAGGTGTATCATCTTGCTGAGATACAACTGGATGGAGTGAACTTTCGTTCAGATAAATTCCAGTATTACTATCCACTTTAAGAATAGCTTCAGTTACAAATTCTTTACCATCCTTTAATATATTGCAAATAACTAAAGGGTATTCATTTTCTTCACCTACCTTTTCAAAAATGAATATTTTATCATCTAATTTACACTCAAATACATCTAAAAACGTTTCAGTAATACTATCAACCGATATTACATTTATATCCTCATTTGAAGAAAAATATACATGGTCAATTGTATTTATTTTAATACCACTCATAGTTAATATTTAATTAACAATAGACCAGATAACATCATCACTTCGACCTTTACTTGCCCGATTATCAAAAATCTGTATTTTTTTTCTAATATCTTGAGGCACAGCATTTGTTAATACATCTAAATGTGCAATATCTTGAATATCTTCGATAATTAATATACCACCTGGTTTTAACATTGGATAATAATGTTCAATTGCAAATAGCTGAGAAGATAAAGTATGTGGACCATCTTCAATAACAATGTCAAAACCTTCTACACACTCATTTTTTAAAAATTCAACAGTTGCTATACTGAATGCATCTTTTTTATAAAAATTATATCGATTAGGATCCATTTGATCCCAAATTAAACTTGGTACAATATTTTGAATATCAGAAAGAAAAAGTTTAAACCCGGGTAAATATTCATGCCACAATAAAGATGACCCGCCATGTTGAATTCCAATCTCTAATAAAGTTCCTTGTTTATCTAAATAAGGTTTTAATAATTCAGCAAAGATTCCCGTATAATTATGTTGAAGGTTTTTATCTGTTCCAGAAATAAGACCATCTTCACCGGTAGTAAACCCATCAATATTTAACTTATCGAGTAAGTTACAAATAATTGGATCTGGTTGCATCCATATTTTTTCTTCCATGTCATTATTTGCTTTCCCTAATACCGGTATATTATTTTTAAATGGTATATTTCCTTGAATTAACATATATAGATATTTATCTTACAAAAAATAAAATTCAATATTACTTTGTAATATTAAGTTCTCTTTCAGTTAAAATTAAAAACTCCCAACCTTTTTTATCGGCCCATTTTTTAGCAGCTTCCCATTTGGCTTGATTAACAATCCAAGTCTTTTGTTCATATAATATGGTTCTTTTTCTTTTATTCTTTGTCGTATGTGGTTTCTCTATTTGCTTACTTGGTTTTATTTCAATTAAAAACTTATTTTTTTTACCATTTTTATCTAAAAAGACAATAAAATTATCAACAAAATATCTATGTATTTTACCATCTAGAGGACTTAAATATGGTATTATAATGTTTTCACTACCCCATGCTAGTATATTTTCATTTAAATCTGCCCATCTAAAAAACTTTAACTCCCAACTTGATCTATATATAGGATCACCTTTACCAATATACTTTAAACTATTATTTGGTTTAAATAATCCTTGTCTATACCTTTTATCCTTTTTCATACTATAAATATAATTATGACATTTGAAGAGAAAATTATAACTAATGCAAGCATTAGACAAAAAAAATTAATGAGACCTGCTAAAGTAGCATCTGAAAATCCAGATACGGGGGTTACTATTAATAAAAAAGGAGCATATTATCTAATTAAAGACACTGCTGATGTGACAATAAAATATTTAGCTCATCTATGCTATGCATCATATGAAACACCTATAGCTAGTTTAAACGGAGCATTTACTCAATCAGAAATTATTGATTTTGTTGGTAGAGCTAAAGAAGAAAGTTACACCAATCAATTATTAAGTGTAATATTAACTGATATTGGTTGTACACAACCAATAACTCAAATTATAGATGATGATAAATCAGAAGAATTAGATTTGAGCTTTAGTGAAGATGAAGATGTATATGGTGATTATGAAACTGAAGAAGAAGTTTCTACTACATCAACAACTACTACTAGTAAAGTAATAGACATTGAAGATGCAAGTATAGTTATTCAAAAATTAATTGAAGTATTCGACGCTAAATAATTTTTAATGTATAAAATTATATTGCTTATTAGCTTCTTCTGTAACTTTTAACCATTCATTCCAAGTCTCTTTCAAGGATAACTTTAAATGTTTAACCTCGATTAACAAATCCTTTTGACAGTATTGGCTTACTTTCTTAAGTTCGCGAATTTTTACCTTAATAATAGATGCTTTATTATTGAAAGTTAGAGAAAGTGTTTCTAATTTTTCTTTTAACTCTTTTGCATTATTATCAATTTTATTTTCTATATGCTCAAGTATCATTTTTTTATCTTTATATATTAAAGATTTTTGAATACTTATCTCATTTATTATACGCGGTCTTTTAACTAACTTAATTTTTGAAGCTAGCCAAATTACCCATTTGGAAGGGTCAAAATGATACCAACGAATACCATTACGATAATCTGCAGCATAAGCATGGTGATAATTATGGTAACCTTCACCAAAAGTTAGCATTGCCATAATTGCATTATCAACTGCACTTAATTCTCGTGCAAAAGTCTTAGCCCCGAATGTATGACATAAAGAATTTATAAACCAAGTACAGTGGTGAATCATAGCAATACGCGCTAGAAACCCCATATAGAACGAAGCTAAAGCGCTTCCTGTTATTACCCACCCAATTAGAAAGGTTAATAGATTTATACCTATTAGAAAAAATGAATAATAATTATGTTGAACCATTACTCTGGGATTTTTTATTAAATCTGCAACTAACGTACGGTCAAAGTTTCGTTTATAATCAAATAACCACAAAACATGAGCATACCAAAAACCTTTATCTATTGAGTGTGGGTCATTATTAGTATCTACACAGTTATGGTGAATACGGTGATCGTGAGACCAGTTAAGAGCAGACATTTCAAAAGCTAGTGCTGAACTAAATAGAATACCCCATTCAAATAAAGGGTTTGCGCAATAAGATTTATGAGCATAAAGTCGATGATATCCAACTGTAATTGATAAACCACCTATAATATATGTAGTAAGAAATAGTACTATTGCTGACCAAGAAAATACTTTTATAAAAGCAGGTAGTAAACACACTAAAGCAATATGATACGCGGCAACGAATATAAATATATCCCAATTTTTAATTTTCATATAAAAAAGAATTAACCAACGAAGAATAAAGCAGGGTCTGCATCTCCTTGACCAGGAGCTGCTCCTGTCATTAACTGTTCTTCTAAAGCTGCTTTTTCAGCTAAACCTTGAGACATTAAATCTGCTGAATTTACACTACCTCCACCGAATAGAGAAACACTACCATATTTACCTCTTATATTTGCAATAACCATTTTTGTAAGAGCTAATGTGTATTGATAAACCCATAATTCTTTAATTATATCTCTTATTGGTCTTTCAACATAACATGCAACAACGCCGTAAAATCTTATATCACTATTACCAGCATTAGGTTGTGGATACATTCTCATTATTTGAGTTCTTTCATCGAATGTATATGAACGTCTCGTAGCTAGTAATTTTTCTCTCGTTTCCATCCAATTTTTCATAGCATACCAACTAATTAAATCAAAACCATAATTACCCATTGCATAACTAAAGTAAGTTTGTTGAGCCATTGTTTGCTCAATTGTAAACAATGTATTTATACCAGTTGATGACCCTTCTTCAAAATCTGTCATAGCTATAACTTTTCTATAATCCATTACATCATAATCAAAACTATTTATAAATTGATCAGTATTAACACTATCTACGCCTTCTACAGTAAATTTATCCTTCACTTTAGTCTTAAATATTGAACTGATAGTTGGCACTTCGGTAATAATTTCAGTATATAAATCAGATGTGAATACATCATAAGCATCTATACCACTTAATAAAGCAGCTGATAACGAAGGTATGCCAGTAAATAACGAACCAGGTGCACTACTTGTAGATACAAATATTGTGCTCTCATCTATTTCTTTTGTAAAGTCTGGGTTTCTTGTCTTTAACTCTTTCTGTTCTTTAAATGTATTACTATTTTGTAAGGAAAAAAGTTCATCTAATTTAATACCGTAATCTTTTTTATACATTGCACTATCAAATATAAGATACTCCTTTGTATATCCAGCAAATTTTGTAAAGTATTCAGCTGCAATACTTATGTTTTCATAAAGTTGGTCTCTATGTATCTCAACATTAATAAATGGATGACCGAGAGTTCGTAAAACTCTGTCACCTAATCTATTAAAACTATCAATTCTATTGTTAAGGTTAGTACTTTGAAATCCTGAAATTGGTGATATGTCGCAATTAGCCATCAATAATATTTAATATACACTTGTAAGATACTGACACATTTAATAAATAATAATATGGCAAGACCAAATTATCATTCAACAATTGTTCCATCAGTAACCGGGGCAATGACAACAGAGTATTTTGCAAACTTTTTAAATACTACTATGAACCCAACATCTGGTGAGTTAATTACTATACTAGATCACGGTAGTTTAGTACTAGTCTGGAAAGATTACGAAGTTTAAGAACTAGGTTCGACTGGTACGTCTTCAACAGGCGGAGCATCAACAGGTTCTTCAACCGTATCATCTCCACCTACATCAGCTGCTCCACCACCAAATTCAGGTGGCATACCGCTACCAGCAACATCACCACCTGGTGCAGCACCGGCGGCGTCTTCAGCTGGTCCTTCTAAACCATCTCTCCAGTTAGGACCTCCATTAGTTATTTGAGATAACTCCCATTCTAACTCCTTATCCTTACGTAAGAATTCTCGATTTGCTTTGATTTCTGTATCTGTCCAACCAAGATATTTCTTTTGACCATAAGTAGCTGAAATATATTCGTTTGTAGCTAAAGAGTTAAAGTTAGCTGCTTTAAGCTCTAACTTTTGACTTTCTCTCATTTCATAGAAATTAGTCGGTACATTAAATTCAATATGAATATTATTACTATTAAGATCGTACTTCGTAAACATATCTCTCATTTTAAGATGAGTTAAAAAGCCATTCTTAAGACCTTGAGCAAAGTGTTGTTGTAATCGTATAATAAACTTAGCAAATTTAAGTTCATCTCTTAATATTTGATCTCCATCACTAAATGATGAATCTGGATTCAATCTATTAACTGGTACCTTTAACGCTTTATAAAGCTTATTAACGAAATATATTAAATCTGCTAACTCACCTAAATTAGCACCACCAGCTAGCTGAGTTACAGAAGTACCTTCCGAACCTGCTCTTTTAGCAAACCAAAAACTATCAAGCATAGATTGAGGGTTAAACTTTTGAACTTGACCTGATTGATTTGAATCGAATGTTTTCTTACTCCAATATTCTTGAATTAATTTTCTTAAATATGCTTCAGCTTTAGGCGGTGCCATGTTACCTACATCAACGTTAAATACGAGACGTTCTGGAGCTCTTACTAACCGATATATAACAATAGCATCTTCAACTAATGATAATTGACGATACGCTCGACGAGCATTTTCAATATGAGGCAATCTAAATGTTTTATCCTGATTCCAAATACCTGAATTAATATATGATATCTGATTATCATCCATTGGTATAAAATCAAACTTATCTATTTTACCCGGTTTATTAGGATCAAAAATAGGTTTACGTAAAATATAACCTTTAATGATCATATTTTGAATATTATCATATATTGGATCAATTAAATCAGATGGTAAATGAACAACCCCAAGAATACCATCTTCGGTAAATTGCTTATGGATAATATGCTCAAAATAAACTTCACCTTCACATAATAGCTGTCTAAAATATTCAAACCCTTTTCGTTCTAAATTAAAATAATCAATATATTTTTCAAATTCATCTCTTAGATTTTGCTCAATATCACTACTAATTTCAATATTTCTAAGTATTAAATTTATAATGTTACCATTATCATCTTTACTAATACATTCATCACATATTTCATCTAATGCATCTGAAATTTCTGCAAACGATGCCATTACCCTATAGTCTTGAAGACGACCACCTTTATTTTCTTCTACATTAGCATATACTAAATTACTATAATTACCATCAACACTTATTTGACCACTACCGGTATTATTAAATTCGTTATTAAAGAATATACTATTTTTTGCTAAAGCTTCTGTTCTCTTCATACCTACATCTTCAAATGTATTGTACTTTGGATTTAAGTCATTTAGAACTTTATTAAAGTCAACCGTTTGGTAAGGTAATTTATTTAAAATATTTTTAAAGAAACTGGATTGCTGCCCTGCGGATTGCTGCCCGTTATTTTGTTGATCTGCCATTATAATTATTTATGATTTATTCTACATTAATAAAGGTAGAATTTGTGCTTAAAGATTGTGAATGTAAAGTAACATCGCTAAATGAGTAACCAGCTAAGTTATAAGGTATAAATCTAATCGAACCAGAATCAATACTAGGCATATCTACCGTCATTGTATTATCATTTATAACGTTATAGTTAATAACTTGACCTGATATAGCCGGTTGCCTTGTAAAATTATCAATAGATGTTAAATTTGTATAATACGAACTATTATTAGTACTAACCAATACACTTGTAACATCATTAAACCTATTACCATTTAACATAACATTACCGGTTACACCAGATGATAAAGTTATATCATTGAATAAATGAACACCATTATAAAATACATCTGATATGGTTGGTGTACCTGAAATGTATATATTTGATGTATCAGCAATTAACCCAGACGATACAGGATATGTATATGAATTACCTGATAAGGATTCAAAATTGTCATAATATTCTAATTTAGTTTCTGCATTAAAATTCTGATCTATATAATAAATGTTACCTGCTGGTAAAGCTGTATCTTTAAATAACCAACCTTTAATAGTAAAAGATGTATCAGCAGTTATTCTTGCTTTCTGCGATGATGTTAACTCAGTTGGATAGTTCATTCCGATATTACCATCCCATAATATTTCACTTCTTATTTCTTGTTCTTGAGTTAAAGCAAAAGCAGTAGGTACCTTCCAACTTACTACTACATATGGATTGCAGAAAGGTACAAAATTACTAATAATCTGATCCATATCAGTTTGGTATCTACTAAGAATAGATACTTTAAGAGATATGTTAATGGGTATTGGAGACTTTAAATGTTTAGATGTACTTTCTTCCCCTATTAGACCTTGATAGTAAAATCCGTCTAACTTATTAAAAACACGAGTTTCATCTCTAGATACTCCTGTAATATTAACTGCAATTGCTGGCAACGTTATCGTCTTATTCTGATTAATGATATCATACATCACCCTTTCTTTTGGAGCGTATATATATCTTACATTAATTTGATCTTGCTTTTGTCTATCTTTATTATATCTAGCTATAACGACGTCATCGAACGCAGCAATAAACTGCGTGACCATATCTTTAATTTCGAAATAAAAAGGTTTTGCTCTCACTTAATTATTTATCCCAAGGAAACACTAACCAATCAGAAGTATTGATTATTTCTCCAGAAATAGTATTTTCGTTAAAGTTTGTATTATATCTTGTAGTTAAACTGCAGTACAGTAATTCATCTACATTGGGGTATTCAGTATTAATTAACGAATTGATAGATTCAAATGTTTTACCACTATCATTGATATCATCAACTACTAATACATTACCTGTTATAGCACTTGGCTTCTGATAGATTAAAGTCTCAAGATACTTACCATCATCATGTCTTGTATTGATACCAAAGTTTTGTAAGTTCTTTATATCAAGCTTATAACTTAACATTGCTCCTGGTATCAAACCTCCTCTACCTAAAGCAATAATCGTATCGTACTTTACATCTTTATTATTAACAATATCTGCAATTGCAGTAACGAGTAATTCAATATGAGACCACGTTATTTTCTTTTTACCCTCCATACACTATTATAGTGTATAATTTATGTAAATCAAATATTATTTCTCTGCTCGTATGTTTGTGAGAATAGCTTTAATAAATCAGCTTTATTAGTAACATTTAAATTACCATCAGCAATAGATTGAGAGATTTCAGCTGATTTACGTTCAATCATACTTTTTAACTGTGATAACTTTACAACTCCAAAACCTCTTACTTCAATTAACTCATCATCTTCAATCTCTTCATCGCTAGGACCACCAGACCAATTTGAAATACCAGCAGCATTAGGCTTACCTCTACCCATCAATCCGCTAAATTGATTTATATTACTCTTACCTAAACCTGGTCTGTACTTGTCCTTACCATAATCAGCTTGTTGATTGATAGCATTGCCAGCCTGGTTCAAGTAACTTTCATACATCAATGAATTTTCACTCTTACTCATAATATTATTTATAGATACTTATTGAACTCCTCTACGATCTTTTCCCACTCTTTACACTCAATCTCGTATTTGTTCTTAGTATATTTATCATTTTGTTCCTCTATGTCATCTTCAGTATAAGATAGCTTCTTTTCAGGAACTTTTTGAAGTTGAGCTTGTACCCAGTGTCTATATTCATGCACTAGACTCTGAAGGAAGTATATACGTCTTTGCTTCTTAGAGGAACAATTAACACACTGTAACGCTACCTCTATCTCATCTTCGTTCCAAAAGTACTGGGAACTATTACCTGCTATACCTTTTACAGCTATATCATAGGTCCACCACTTTCTAGAGGGAACTAAGTTATTAGTATGGTAGTTTAAGAAGTTTTCCAGCTTACGTTTATCTATATCGTAAAAGCGTAATCGTTCATTAACCTTCTTATCACACTTCAACTTAACTAATATCATCTATACCTATTATATCAGGGTTCCCTAATTTATATAACTACCGCAAAGCATCGCGCGCGATCCCCAACAAAGCGCGGATTTGTCGCAGAATACAATAAATAGATACATGTACGAATATAAAGCAGTAGTTAGTAGAGTGGTTGATGGTGATACCGTTGACGTTGATATAGATTTAGGATTTAATGTATGGTTAAAGAAACAGCGCATTCGCCTCTATGGTATTGATACTCCGGAAAGCAGAACATCAGATAAGGTAGAGAAGATATTTGGTAACCTAGCTAAAGCAAAAGTTCTAGAGTTCTGTCCAGTTGGCTCAAACATTATACTCCAAACTAAAACCGATGACAGTAGAGGTAAGTATGGTAGAATTTTAGGTGAGCTAGTTACACTAGAAGGTACTAATGTTAATACCTATCTTATAGATAACAATTACGGAGTAGCTTACTTTGGAAAATCTAAAGATGAGATAGCTGGAGAGCAATTAACTAATAGAGAGATTCTAATAGAGAGAAATGAAGTTACTCTTTAGTATAGCGCTTTTAGTATTACTGACCTCTTGCAAGAACACTCCAGGCTATGATCGAAATGTCGATATCGATATAGGCGTACCTTATTCGATATATTCTATTGAATGGTAATTATACCCTCTACAAGGGTGAGTCTCTGAGAGTAGTAAATCCCCGGGGTCTATATATAGAAGATGCGCTCGCTAAGAAAATTTTGGTAGCATGGGGATGGTACCTGTTCCTAGACCCGCTCTCTATATCGGAATTCTCCAACGGTTACCTCTCTGAGCGGGGGCCCTCTGCTAGCACGGGCATTACTCTGCTGAACGGTCGTGGTGTTATGACAAAAAGAGGCCGCCTTCTTTCGAAGACGACCTCCAACAACAACACACACTATCAAATTGCTTTAACGCCAAATGCCTCTCGCATCCGCTCGAGGGTATCACTATAGTTATCATTGACTGCCCCGATCATTGAGAACATCTCAGGGTTAAATACGTCACTAAGGCCCTGAATCAAAGCCTGACGACTAGTAGTGTCACGGCTGGCTCTTTCTATAACATCGATTGCATTGCTGAGCTGACCGATGGTTAGTACTTCTTCTGGTGTGTTGTTTTCGTTATCCATACTATGATTATATCGGTGTTCCAGACTACATTGCGTACTCGTGATTGTATTCTATTTCATTGCAGGGTGCATCTAGTTCCTTCCAACCAAATGACTCACATAGGAACTGCTCACCATCTACCTCTACTACATCGCCTACTGAAAGGGAATAGTTGCCCCCGGCTCGGAAGTCTCTAGCTAATGCCTGTTCCCAGTTAGAGAGTATCTCTTCTGGAGCGTTGAAGATATGGAACATCTGCTCGGCGCCCTCCTTACCTTCTTTAAGCCTTGCTGGGCCTACGTATGAGGTGCATGAATATACTTCCCAGCGATCACCTGCATAGGCTGCCCCATCGCCGAATTGATCGCGGCTGCTTGTTGGTCTAATTACTCTTATCATATCTATATTATATCTAAGTTCCGGATTAAGCTTACCAATCGTGACGCTGGCTAGGCACTTCAAACTGCTCTTCTGAGTTAAGACCCACGTCTGCTCTAATTGAAAAGAACGTCGAGTTTTCATCAAAGTGCTTCGTCTCCTCTTCAGTAATGTCTAGGCACTCTCCATTCCAAGTATTGATTAACTGATAGATGTCGCCGTAGCCTTTATAATCGATAATGTATTTTATTCTCATAGCTATATTATATCGATGTTCCGGATGCTATCGATGACTGCGAGGTAGGGGCAAGAACGCTCCCACTGGCTCAGTTTGTTCCTTCTCGAGCTTTTCCTGTATTAGTTCCAGCGCCTTATAGTTCATACCGCCTACGTTCCATACAAATTTATCGCCCCCGCGGCAAGCTTCACCGCTATCATAGCGTTTCCAGTCGTAGATAGTTCCAATTATATATGGGGTGGTATTATCAGCTAATTCAAACTCTAAGTTCCATTCAGTACTGACCTTATTGTCTGCAGAGTTCTCTTTATAAGTAGGCTCACCGAACGCCTTGATCAGTTCAGTATACGTGCCAGTTATGTGACCTATCAAAGAAGAGCCTGTAGTGTTGATTGATTGCGAATTTCTGATATTAACTATGTTGTGCATACTACAATTATAAGAGGGTTCCACACCGGTATACGCCTAGGCGGGGGGCTTCCCCTTATATAGAGTTCAGAGTTTTGGGAAAAATATTGTTTAGGGACACCAGGTCTAATACTACATCTCTAGAAGGTCTACTACATCTCTAGAACATTCTAAGTAGCACTACAGGCGCTCTATCGGCATTATCGGAACACTGATATAATATAGGTTACACTATTGCTATTATAGGTGCGGATTCCGCGCGCTATGCTCTTTTAGTATTTACTGGTATATTAGTATTTCCCTTTACGCTCCTATCTTCTCTCTATGTTTATAAAGGTTGCTATTTGCGCTTACTTGCGTAGTTTTCTTATTTTTTACCTCTTTTTACTTAAAATCTAACTCTTTTTGTTATCTATTCTATTAAAAATGCCTACTATATTATCGTCTGAGTAACCATCCTTTAGTAATACCCATGCTATTATTCCTACTGGTACGTATGCATATACCGGACTATCGCTTTCTTTATCATCAGCATAATGATCGAAGTAACCGCACTTTACCCTCTTTCCTTTCTTATCAAATACCGCTATTTCAAACTGCTCATACGGTCCTTTATTATCCTTTGGAAAGCAGTAATGAAACTCTGATGCCTGTATTGACATCTCACCCCCAT